TTGAAGAGTTGGTGAACGTCGCAGACACTGAAAACCGCGACTGGACCAACAACGAACAGGAAGAGGCCGACCTTTGCAAGCGCGAAGTCGAGCGCTTGGACGGAAAGATTGACCGCCGCCAGGCACACGAAGACATGATTGCACGGCAGGCCCAAATGGGCGGCGCATCAGTGTCAGAGGCCAAGGAAATCAACAAAATCAACCGTTCTTTCAGCCTCAGCCGTGCTGTGCAAGCTGCCAGCTTTGGCAAGGCACTCGAAGGCGCAGAAGCTGAGTGGCAGCAGGAGGCGGCCAAAGAGTACCAGATGCGCGGCCTGCAGATGAGCGGCCAGATTGGTATCCCTGCTTCAGCATTGTACCGTGCTGGTGGTGCTGACGACTTCCAGGCTGACAGCGGCGACGGCTCAGGCTTTGTCGCTACTTCTGTTCCTGGTGTCATTGACGCTTTGCGCACACCTACAATGGCCGAGCGCGTTGGTGTCACTACCATCAACAACGCAACTGGTAACCTCAAGTTCCCACGCGTTTCTGCCAAGGCTGCAGGTACGGAAGAAGGCGAAGTTGATGCAGATGCTGCATCTGGTTTGGAGCTCGACGAAGTGACACTCTCACCCATCCGTGTGGCTGCCAACACCAAGTACAGCAAGCAGTTGATTTTGCAGGGCGGTGCTCAGGTGGACGCTATGATTTCACGCGAGTTGGCTGCTGGCATCAATGAGACCATCGACAAGGCTGTGTTTGCTAAGGCTGCTGCATCTGCTGGCACCACTGTCGACAAGGGTGACGTTGCGCTGGCATCTTCAGACGTGTTTGCCATGCAAAAGGCTGTGTTGGCCGCTGGTGGCGATTTGTCACGCTGCGCATTTGTTGGCTCACCTTCTGCAATGGAGATTGTGAAGGGAGAAGCTGCTGTCGCTTCTGTCAGCGCTTTGGTCAACAACAACAGCATCGACGGCTACAGCACATACTTCACACCAAATTTGGTCGACGCTGATGCTGGCGGCAACGGTTTGGGTGCGTTGTTGTTTGGTGACTTTAGCTTGGGCATGGTGTTGGCGTTCTTTGGTGGTATCGATCTCCTGGTTGACCCATACAGCAACGCAGGCACAGCTCAGATTGCTTTGCACGTGAACAAGTTTTACGACGTGGACGTGCGCCAGGCCGGTGCATTGGCCTACACTAAGGACTTCGCATAAGATTGACTAACACGGGAAGCCTGGCAATGGGCTGGGCTTCCTTTTTTTTATATTACCATGCACGTAGTACGTCCAGCACACACAACAGGCACCAGCGTCGTTCCATTGAGCGATGCGAAGGAATTCCTGCGCGTTGACTCCAGCGACGAGGACACTACAATTACGGCGCTTCTGAGCGCGGCAGTGGCATGGATTGAGGACTACTGCAATCGCAGTTTCACACGCGCGACCTCTGCAGTCTTTCACGTTGAACGGTGGCGCAACGCAGCTCTGGCCTACGGGCCTGTGACTACAATTACGCACGTGAAGTACAACGACACGACTGGCGCAGAGCAGACGCTAAGCACTGACAAATACTACATCGGCGCCGCCACAGACGGCAGCATGATGATCTACTTCCACGACACGCCAGACTTGCAGACGTACAACGCGCACCCTGTACGCGTGACGGCTGCGGTGGGCGACATCGCGTCGGCCAACGTCAAGCACGCTGTGAAGATGCTAGTGGCGCACTGGTATGAGAACAGGCGCGCAGTAGTGACGGGCACAACGCCTGTGCAGGTGCCAATCGCAGTGGAGTCGCTGCTTAGTGTTGAACGCATTATTGACAGCAGGCAGTGAACATCGGCTTTCTAGATAGACGCATTGTCATCCAGAGCGCCTCGCGCACTGCAGACGTGTATGGCCAAACTGTGCCGTCCTGGTCTACCTATGCCACGGTCTGGGCTGCGCTTGACAACAAGAGCGCCAGCAGCGCCGTGCTGCAGGAGCAGGAGACAAGCACGAACCGCGTGACGTGGCGCGTGCGCAGCAGCACAGAGACGCGCGCCGTGACGCCCAAGTACCGCATCAGCTACGGCGGCGACATCTACAACATCCTGGCTGTGCAGGAGGTGGGACGTAAGCACGAGCTGCACTTTATTACCGAACGCGTAGTCTCTGAGTGATGGCAGCCATTAAGGTAGACGGCATGAAAGAGCTGGAGCGCAAGATTATGCGCCTGGCCAAGTGGAGCGAGAAAGACGCACAGAAGCTGCGTGCCATTGACGAGCGCGTGGCTGAGGTGTACAACGTCGCGCTGCGGGCTAACATTAAGGATGCCAAGGACGACATTTACGTTTACGAGAAGGGCACAGGCCCAGGGCGCAACCGAGGCAGCAAGGACGGCGAGCGCAAAAACGTGCGCACAATGACGCGGCCAGGCACACTGCGGCGCAGCATTAAGACCTTTAGGCGCAGCAACAAAGCGATTACACTGGCAGGTCCAAAGACAAGCCGCAAAGGTGGCAGCTTAAAGCGCAACAGGCAAAATGGCTGGTTTGCCAGCATTGTCGAGAACGGCAGCGGCTTTGGCCCAGCACGTAACAAGGGCTTATTTTCGCGCACACAGAAAGCGACAAGCAACCGCATGAAACAACTGCGCAACCGCCTGCTTCGTCAGGAGTTCAAACGCTTTATGAAATGAAGGTAGGAGCGGCCATATACAGCATGCTAAAAGACGACAGCGCAGTGTCTGCGTTGGTCGGCACGCGCATCTATCCAGAGCTGGCAGAGGAGGGCGCGCAGACGCCTTACGTGGTTTATTCTGTTGTGTCCAACACACCCGTTGACACAAAGGAAAGCGCGCCAGTAGATGAGGCGCAGCTGGAGGTATTTAGCGTGGCAGACACCTACGCAGCAGCCAACGACCTTGCAGACAAGGTGCGGGCGGCGTTGTCGCGGCAGAGCAAAAAAGTGCTTGACACTGTGACGGTTCAGTCTATTAAGTACACAAACGAAGTGACGGAGGTGAGCGCTGAGCGCAACCTGTTTATCAGCGTCCAGGATTACACTGCGCGGTTGACGCCTGTGCCTTTGTTGCTTGACGTGTACGGCGGCGCGCATGCAGCCTACAGTTTGCGGCGTTTAAGGTCAAACTACACAGGGCCAGCCATTACGGTTGTGCGTCTTGGAGTTGAAAAAGAAATTGGCTTTGACGCAGATGGCAACCTTGATGTAACAGCCTTAGAAAGTTTTGCAGATGGACGTGACACTTACGTGAAAACCTGGTTTGATCAGGGATACCTTGGCAACAATGCGACCCAAAGCGATTCAGATGACAGGCCTATTGCAACAGAAGGCACAGGCCTAACTAATAAAATAGACGGGCGTGTGGCTTTGCGTTTTGATGGCACGAGCGACGCGATGCCATTTGACAACACTGGTTTAAGCATTGGTTCAATGTCCTCATTGGTTGTTTGCAAAAACAACACGACGTCAGGCGATCAACAGGCCTTTACAGGCAGTGGCTCGGCTAGTGACAAAAGATGGTATGCGCCGCGCTTAGTAGGCGGCAGCTTTCAATACACTATTGGCGACAATTCCGCTGTTGGTACGGCTTCGGGTAACACAAACAACAACCTTCACACAGTTATAGCGGGCGCAACTCAAGGCGACGTTGAAGCTTTTTTAAATGGCACGTCGGTTGGCACAAAAGCGCTGTCTTCTGGCATTGATGCTGGTGAGGCGAGTATTGGCAGTCGTGGCGCGGCTGCCTTTATGAACGGATTTGTCCAAGAAGTAATAATTTACGGCAGCGACCAAAGTGTAAATCGCACAGTTATTGAAAACAACATCAACGCATATTACGACATTTACTGATGAACGACTTTCTACTTAACAACTGGGGCGAGCTACTCATCGCCCTGATGGCATTTGTGAAGGTTGTGATTAACCTCACACCCACAGAAAAAGACAACCAGATTTTTGGATATCTGGACAGTCTGATTAATATGATTATTGCAGATCGCATCAAACCCAACAACAAGAAATAATGGCAGCAACAGCAGGAATAATGAACGGGTCCCAGCTTCGGGTCCAGTTTGCAGACGACGGTGGTAGCCTCACATTGGTTGACCACCTCACAGACTTGTCCGTGTCTTTCAGCACTGAGACACGCGACACCACAACAAAAAACAACGGCGGATACCGCGCAATTCTGCCCGGCCTTAAGACGTTGACAGTGACGTTCACCGCGTTTTACGCAGCAGACGCAGCCAATGGCTACGAGCAACTTTTTGCAGATATGGAAGCAGGGCAGAAGCTCGATGTTACTATTGCATCATTCCAGCAGTCTGACGACTCAGAAATTGCGGACGACATGGACATTGACTTTGAGGCTTATTGCACCAGCTTGGAGCTGAGCGCAGGCACTGAGGACAACGCGTCTTACACCGCTACCTTGGAATGCGTCACCGACCCAACGTTTACAGCTAGCGCATGACCATAACCCTAGACGGACGGACATTCCCAGTCAAAGCTAATATGCGCGCCTGGCGCAGCTTTGAGCAAGCGACTGGACACAAGGTGGCAAACATCGACAGCGAGGACGTCACTTTGATGCCTGAGCTGCTTTACTACTTTGTGCAAGAGGGCTGCAAGAAACAAGGCATGAGCTTTGACATGGAGGTAGACGACTTTCTAGGATTGATTGACGTGCAGGATTTGAATGCTGTTGTCGAGGTAATTGAAGCCTCCATGACTCCGCAAAAAAAAACGGAGAACCAGGAGACAACAAGCCACTTGAATGGGACGAAATAGAAGAGCTTGGACTTGGGCTGTTAGGCCTGAGTCCTTGCCTTCTGTATGACCTAACGTTCAGGGAGTTTGGCAACGCGGTGCGCGGTCGGTACAAAGCTCAGGAGGCGCAGCAACGCGTAGACTGGGA